CCCCTCCCCCTTAAAAAATAGTGCTTTGCATTTGGACAATCGACCCCTCCCACCGGTTCCCAGAGACCGATTTTTTTCGATTTTTTTCGACCGGGGGGTCTTTGAGTTTTTCAAAATTTTAAATTTTCATCCCCACCATTCGTCAGAACGAAAATTTTTATTTTGCAACTTGGATGATTTGCGAAATTGAAAGCGATGATGTCGCTTATTGTGACACTCCTTGCACAAAGTACGAAGGTTGTCGATATCTAGAGCAAACTCTGGATAATACTCTAGCTCTTTGATGTGATCGACTTCGAGGTTATCTGTCGTTACCTTTCCCTCATCTCGACACCAGACACATTCAAAGTGATCTCGACTCATTGCTTCGAGTCTTAGTTGTCTCCATGATCTCGAAAGATAAAACTCTCTACGACTTTCTCTTGTCGAAACATCTACTTTCAATTCTCAAATCCTCTGTAACATTTCATACTTTCAATTATCTGTTTCTGAAATTCATTATATTATTTCTGAAAACTATGTTGTTTTTCTCTCTTGAATTAGACATATCTTATATTCTGTCTGATTCGCCCCGACATTAAAAAGCCAGTGAAATAAATGAATAGCAGGTAACTAATAAAACTAATTAGCGTTTTACTCGTTGTGTCTAATTGATAACTATAAATCAAAATTAGACATGGCTTTATCTCGTTGATCTTGTCTAATCCCAATGTACCTCAGCGTAATTGCAGGAGATGAATGATTAAATAGATCCATGAGCATTGCCACGTCTTTAGTCTTTTTGTAGTAATGATAGCCAAATGTTTTTCTCATCGAGTGGGTGCCAATGTTTTCAATCCCACACTCGATAGCTGCGGTCTTCAATATCCAATCGACTGTCCGCCTGTCAAGTGGTTTGTTTTTTCCGATGCGACTTTGAAACAGATAATGATGCAGTGGCATATCTTTGATGTACTCTCTGACTTCTTTTTTTAAAGTCTTTGTCATCTTGAGCTGTTTCCTTTTTCCAGTCTTCTGCTCTTTGATTTTGATATACCAACCTTGCACATCCTTTACTTGTATTCGAAGAATGTCGCCCACTCGTAATCCGGAATTGATGCCAAATAAAAAGAGCAAGTAGTTCCGCTCATTCCATTCTCGTAGATATTCTTTCATAGCTTGGATATCATCCTTATCCCTGATTGGGTCCACAATGTTCATCGACTCACCTCCTTCCAAGGTAAAATAAAAAGCCAGCATTGCTGACTTACACTTATTGAGAATACAGGATTCGAACCTGTGTCCCTGGATTAAAAATCCAGTGCTCTTGTCCAAATTAAGCTAATCCTCAACCAATTTTCTATAAGGAGACCTCTCTTCGGTTTTACCCGATGATATAATTTTACCACCTTATTTTTAAATTTTTTCCACACTTTCGACTGTATTTTTAACTTTTTTCCAAATTAATATTAATCTTAGTGTTCACAGATAGTTCATAGATTTTCTTTTCTAGTCCGCTAAAGAATGGCTCAATCACTTCCTTGTAGGCAAGAGATTTACTGCAATGTAAGTATTTGATTGATGCTCCCTCCACAGTTAGAGTTCCATCAATGTATACTTCTTTGATTGCAGCCCATTGTTTTTCGGGTGTCAAAATTTTGATAGTGCTGATTGCTTCTCGAAGCAGTTCGAGACGATGCAGTTCTGGATCTGATTCTTTCTTGATGATATCAGCCAGCGCTTTCGGTGTCATTACCTTATTACTCTTGATCCCTGTATTTGGATCGGTTGGTTTCCAAGGTACTTCAATTTCTTCGATACGTTCCTTAATTTCTTTTTCAAACGGATACTGCTTCAAAGCTAGTATTAAATACCCATACCTGCTTCTTAAATTCATTTACTAACCTCCCTGCAGTATACTTCTATAATTCCATTCAATCCTAAACTTTCACGGTAAGCAAGTGCCTCGGATCTAGCATGGAATTCTTTCTCTGTATACTTTGCTAAGTGTTTAGGACCGCTCCAACTTGAGCGTCCATGGTATTTCCTAACAACATATACCCTCATTTATTGTCCTCCACATCGATGATATGATCAATAATACGCTTTAAATCTCTAATATTGTCAAATGGCAGCACTGCATCGTGCAGATCTTCAAAGTATGAATCGGTTACAAAAAACTTTTCCCCAAGTATAGCTATCTCTAGTTTGCTATTTATTTGGGCAATAGATAGAATTCTGTTCGCTCGCATTGGTATATGTACATTATCCAAACTCATCATTTCTCCTTTCTATTTTTAAACGCAATCACACCAGCCAAGATCAAGCCAGAGATCCAGACCAATGCGAATAATAAATAGATAAAGTTTTGTAGATTCATGTTAATTCCCATCTATTTGTTATACAGTGTTACATTGCTCGAGTGAGTGTAATATACCTCGCCATTTTCAAAAGTCACACGAATACTATCTTGTTTGTCATATTTTGCCCATTGCTTCACTTCACCTTCGACAATTCTTCCGTCAACTAGTCTGATTTTTGCGTATTTGAAAGTAAAAGTTGTTCCAAAAATATCTTTGTTTCCACACCCCGATAGTGTTATAAAAGACAAACAAAAAACTGTGATCAATAATTTTTTTATCATATTTCTACCTCTTCCCCTACTTCAATATTTTATAGCGCCCATCTTTTTTTGGACTCATTCCTTTTAAAAATAGGGTTCTTTTTTTCCTTCTTCTGCTGCTTGTGATATTCACTGTCTTTATTGAAGATAATATCTTCATCTTCAATAAGTTCAGGAATAAAATATCTAGTTAGGTATCGTTCAGGTCGTTTCATCACTCAACCTCCTAGATTGCTAAATGGAACTTCCCATTGATAATCATCATATTCATAACAAACGTTTTTGATAATTTCACCTTTTGAAATTTCAATTTCCTGTGTAAATTCCATGCCACACTCAAACGTAAAAATTTTAATATCAACATCAAACTTACTTGAAATTTCTTGATAATTCTCTGGAATAGCACTCCAGGCTTGCTTGAAAGCATCCAGTTCAATGAAACAAAATTCTTCTCCAATCCAAACTTCTACTTGTTTTTTGTCAATAAATGCTCGTCTTGTACCATTAATGTAAAAATAGGGAGCTGTGTTATCGAATATAAGCAGATCACCATCACAAAAATATTCTAGCGCCACAGTGTCACTTAATAGCATTTCTTTCAATGCCAATACAATATTTTCGCTTCTTCCTTTTAATTTAAGAGATCCTTCGGCCCAATTTGGCATTATTCCTCCACCTCCTCTAATTCAATTCCTTCACAATCGAAGACCCAACCGAATCCAGCTTGTTCCAGTTGCTTCTTTGTGAGTTTTGAATAAGCTTTACTGCTGTAAAAATAAATTACATCTTCATCAGGATCTCTCATGATGTATTGACTAGATGCTTTTATTTTTACTTTGTAGCGCTTTTCTTTTCTTAATAACTTGGGGTTTTCCCAACGATTTCCAATTTTTGAGTAATATTGGAGAACGTCTTTTGTTATGTCTATTCTGGTTTTTATTGTAATTCCTTCGCCAAACCATCTGCAATTATCATGATCATATCTCACAAGAAAAATATATCCTTGTGCTTTGTTTTTCAGAATATCTGCTTCAAATATCTCATTACCGTTTGCGTCTTCAAGCCCTGTTGATTGCATGAGTTCTATGTCGTCTAATGAAATATCTCGTGGAGCTAAATAAACTTCTTTTATGCATTGTTCATTTTTGTCCCATGCTTGGAAATTTAGAATCATTCTTCCGTCTCCTTTGGTGGTTTTGGATAACTCATCCAAAATACTGTGTCTTCATCAGTGTCCTCAAAACCTATTCCTTCTCCATAATCGATCCAGATATCAGTGTATATATTTTGTGTTTTTGGATTGTATACAAGAACTTCCTCGTCAATTTCTGGAGTTTTGCCTTCCCAAACAAATTCAAAGCCACTATTAAAATATTCCTTTTCATCTTCAGCAATATTCCTTGTTGTTAATTTATTCCATTCATAAAGTGCCACAGTTATGTCTGATGTTCTTTTTTCAGTAGCCATTTTTTTCCCCGCTTTCACACAACAAACCCTACTTATTCCATATCATTTTAACTACCATTAAAATCAAAATAGAAATTACTAGATCAGCTATTGCAGGCAGAAATACATAGAACCAGCTCCAAGAGATTACACCTAACAATTTCAAAGCTATTAATAATAAAGTTAACCAACCAATAAATCCCATTAATCTACCTCCTCAACTTCAAACAGCGGACTATTAAATACTTCCCCAAAACCAGCTTCTTCAAGCTCTTTGCGGGTGTGGTCACTTGATGATGCACACATTTGTACTTCACTTCCGAAGAAGTATTCTCCCGTGATGTCATCAAGTTTTAATATAGATGAATAACTATGTATATTTTTCATCTTCACTGTATACCGCTTTTCTTTCTCGACCTCGTATCCGTCAAGTATAGCTTTTATTAATCTTTTTCTATTTTCAAGTTCCCCAAACCCTTCACTCAAGTCTTTTAAGTCTATGCCATTGTTATCTTTTAAATAATAACCCCAGCCAGTTCTTGAAACATGAAATAAAGCTGTCGTAACATCACTTTCACAATTAAAATCAAACGTTTCAAGGAATTTCGCTTCTTCTTCAGATACTTTCACTTTCTGTGGTTCGTCTAGTTCTGAAGCAAGTTCTATTACTGCGTCTATTTCGACATATTCGCATTTATTACCAAAAAGATTTTTTAAATCTTCCATCCGTTCAATAAATTCTTGTTTCTTCATTTTCTTTTTCCTTTTGTTTTTAGAATGGTAAATCACTTTCATCAATGTCCATCAGATTTGCATAGTTAGGTGGCATTTGTTCAGTCATACTGTTCTGGTTGGCAGTGTTATCACGTTTTTCCAAAACTTGGAAACTCTCTGCGACAACTTCAGTCACATATACACGTTTCCCGTCATTTCCTTCATAGCTTCGAGTTTGGATTCTTCCTGTAATTCCAACCAACATTCCTTTTTTGGTCCAATTACAAAATCTTTCTGCTTGCTCTCTCCACATCACGCAGTTGATGAAGTCTGCATCATATTCGCCATTTGCATTTTTAAAATTTCGATTGCATGCAATATTAAATTGTGCTGTTGCGATATTGCTCGGTGTATAGCGTAGCTCTGCATCTCTGGTTAACCGACCAATAAGAGTCACATTGTTGATCATTATTATCCTCCCACATTATTCATTTCGGCAGCTTCCTTAACTGCTTCTGCCTTTTTACGTTCCTGCAAATGGTATTCCCGATTTAATTTGTTTAGAATTACCTCTTGTGCAGTGTTTTGTTCAGCAATGCGCTGAATACTTAGTTCGTGTTCCTGGACAGTCCACTGCATATCCTTGATTGTTTTTTCTTGTTCAACCAATCTGGAGTTGAGATTGATAGCAATTACCGATGTAACTCCTGCCAGCAATACCAAGTTAATGATTAGCCAATCGATTTTACGTTTCATCTTCGATTACCCTTTCTAGTTTTAGATGTCCTGCATTTCGTCCCTGCTCGTTTAAGCGGATGTAATATTTAAGTAATGCACTGTCCTTTCCAGTAATTCTACTTAGCTCTTTTAAGGTCCCTGTGCAGATATACTTATCACAATCATATAGCTTATAGTCGGCAAGAATTTCCGGATCACCCATCAAAGTTTTTTTCCTCAATGCCGAAATACTCGCACAATTCTTGGACATGATCAGGATTGATGTCATCCTTAGTGATCCATTCTTGTATCGTCTGTTCACCACGATAAAGATTTCTAGAGAGTTCTTTGCGAGTTAGACCTTTTCCCAGAATCAACAATTGTAATTGCTGACGAAAGTGATCCATTTGATTTTTTGTATAATGTCTCATAACTTTCACTCCTGCTTAACAATCGCTGTCTTTTCGAGATCTTCACGCTTCAAATCTGCGATGAGCCAGTCTAAGTACTTCTTTGCCTTATTTAGATCTTCCAATCCGTTTTTCTTTTGATAGCGACAAAGATACTTGATAACATTTCCCCAATAAAATCCTCGGACTTCTTTTGGCCCTCCAGCAAAATTGCGAATAATGTCAATTGATTCAAGACCATATTGCCCACAGTAGTGATTAGGTTTATTTACTTTGTCAAAACCATTATTTAAAATTTCTTCTGTCATTTTAGTCGCTCCTCCTTAA